CGGTGTCACGAACTCCCGCTGAACTCGTGGTACCGGTGAATGTCGTGGTCGACGCCTGGTCATCATAAATCAGCACACTGTTGGCTCTCGTGAAATTGAGGGCAGTGTCGATACCCTGAATGTTTGAAACCTCCAATTTGCCCACACGCAAAGTGGCGTTCTTAATATCTAAAGTTCCAACCGGAGACTCTATAGACATTTAATATATCGGGAGAGAATTATTAAATGTGTGTGGCGAGGAGTTGCGAAGCAACTCGGGAACGGGGTTAGTTACGAGTAACGCAGTTACTCGGGGGGAGTGGGCCAAACCGGGTTCTCCGGATCCGTTGTATTCGCGGGGAGGTCGCGGAGGGCTTGGCGGTAATCGAGCCAGGCTTGCTTGGCCTCTTCGGATTTGAATTTAAAATCGGACAAACCATATATATCCGTATTTTTAAGTAAAAGGTCTCGATCCCTGCGCAAAATTTTCATCGGTCGTTCTTCTTTCAATTCTTCCCATTTTTGTTGAAGTTCTTCGAGAGATGGTTTTGGAATTGTATTGATGTTGTCCCATATTAGCTGTTCGTAATCATTCGATACGAGAGACCATTTGGCGCCATCGTATTTTTCAGTCAATACTCGTGTAATATCCATTTATATGATTAAATCAATTTTTATTTTTAACCCCCTATTTCTTGAACTATAAATTTGGTCCAGCCAGCGCTGCTTTGTGACACACCAAATTGAAGTAAGTTGTTATCTAAATATCTAGATATGTCATGATTTTGATTTATGTACAGTGTACCTGAATTGTATACTCTAAAATCATGCCGAAATCTTATTGAAAAGTCCGATGAAACTGAGAGTGGTATATAATAGCTATTTGTATATGACATTATGTCATGATAATATGTCATATGATAGCCGCTATTCGATAATAGAACCCATGTATTTGCCGGAATAGTTCCAACCGGCTGATTTACCATCATATATATTAAATGGTATGATCCACCCCAACCCGTACCATCATTTCTGTATGGTATATGAACATCGACATTAACTTTACTGTTAGCTTTCATACTCGTCCAGGGAGTTTCGTATCCTGCTACGGGGGCATTTGAGGTTGTAGATCTATTAGTGGAATCTATATATTGTATTGTGTTTAATATAACACCCGGTGCATGAAGACTCCCCCTTACATCCAACTGCGCCCTCGGCACGGTCCCACCGATGCACACCGCCGTATCGGTCACATTGAGGGACTTCCCGGTGCGTCCGAGGGCGTACTCGGCGGCGACCTCGTCCGCGGTGAGGGCGACACCACCCCAGAGTTTGAAGTTGGAGATGGAACCTGTCATGGGAGCAGAATTATTCTGATTTGAACCAATGTGCATATAATTATTTCCATCTAGATTAAGTAAGCCTCCGCCACTCGAACTACTAGCAAATAGGGTGCCATCGACGTAAATACTCCTAGTAGTACCATCGTACGTGAGTGTTATGTGATACCATTGGTTCGATAAAGTTTTATTCACGGCATAATCATTTCCATAAAAGTAATAAGCTATCTGCGTTGAATTATAATAAAATCCAATTGATTTGTTATTGGTAGCTGGTCCAAGTCTAAACGGCACGTCGTTGCCGGTACCGTCGTATTCGGGTTTTAACCAAAAAGAAACGGAATGTGACCAGTTACCACTTCCATTCCCCGCATTCGATACGTATATATACTGATCACTCGCTCCGTCGAACGTCAACGCCCGTTCCGAAGACGAATACGATGCCCCATCAGTTAAGACCCCATTAACTCCATTCCCACTCGTGTCCACCACGGTCGACCCAGCCACCACACTGTCCACCGTCGTGTCGTAGTGAACCACGAGAGACTCCGCCCGTGGGGTCTCCGCGCCCGCCGCGTGGCCCGTGAAACGCGGGGCCGTCAAAGCTTTGCCGAGGGTCAGGTGGCCGTCCTCCAAACCGGAGGGCGCGGGGGTGCCGAAAACCTGCATTTCTGTCACGTTTGTGTTGTTACCACCACGGGTTTTAGTGACAACGAGTGCAAAATATTTGTAAGTGTTGGTGGTGTTTACCGTCGCGTTGTGAGATAATGAAGACCAAGTCTCACCAGCTTTATGACCGAGAACGTACCAACTCGCGTCGTCCGTACTACCGAGTAAATAGAAATCTTCGGGTGCGTAAGTATTGATGTAACCGGTCGCCACTGTTATTTTGATCGCACTCGGCTTGATCGCGTATGGTGTCGACAGTTTAAGCCACTCACCCGATATACCACCGAGTGAATTTGTACCCGTATACGCGTAATCACTACCACTACTGAATCCATCGGCCACACTATTCCATGTTAAATCTGGAGTTCCACTTAATAAAGTCTTGTTAAATGCACCAAACGCTTCGTACAGATTGTTAGACCAGGTACTACTCGCACTCGCCTTAAAAACCCCATGCCCCTCCATGTACGTCTCGTACCCCGTCATCGCTTTGGGTGGATATTCCTGCAAATCCTCGCGACCCGCGACCTCGAAGCGTGACGTCGGGGCGGTCACACCCACACCCAGGTTACCCTTGTGGAGGGCCACCGCGTTGGTGCGATGTCCGAATCTGGGGGCGTCGTAGTCGTAGAGTTCCCGAACCTGGTCGGCGGACAAAGCCTTGGAGTAGAGGCGGAAGTTGGCGATGGAACCTTTTAAATGTGACCCAGTACCATCTACTCTTGAGCCAAGTGAAAGTGTTGTATTTGTAAAATTAATCGTATTACCAGATGTGGCATCCGTAGATATGCGAATCTCTTGTACACTATTAATATAAAGGCGTTTTGATGCTGTGGTCACACCTCCGCCATCATAGACGGCTGTTAAGTGATACCATCTTTCCTTTTGTATACCAAGATTATACATTTGTATGTCATTACCCCAACTTTGCATATTGAAACCATCGTTTTGAAAGCGTATAGACGATACCTCGTCTATTGTTTCACCTGTGTTTGGTGCGAGTATAGATATGTAACCATCAGCTGTGGTGAGTGCATTTGAAATGTACACCCACACACTCATGGTGTGTGGTTGATCACCACTGAAAGTATTCACCGTAGATCTAATATCACTTGTACCGTCGAACACCCACGCGTTATATTCGGCATCAAAGCCGTTATTGCCGGTGATGGTCCCCTTCACCCCCGAGCCGGAGAGGTCATAGACACTCGAAGAGTCGGCGAAGCTGTACGAATTGCTGTCGTTGGCGTCCCAGTACACCTCGAGGTGCTGTTGCCCCGGCTTGTTCGGGACGCTCCGGTGGACCACGTCGACGGACGTGTCGCCTTCTTCGTGGCCCCAAAACTGGAGGTCTGCAACACGAGCCCAATTACCCAAACCATCATAACTCTTTGTTATTCTTAAACGTAAAAATTTGTAATATTGTGTAGCATTTACGTTAACCCACGTACTCGCTCCGTATGCTTCAAGTGGTAAGTCTGTAGACGTGTTGAGAGTGTTCCACGTCACTCCATCGTTGCTGCCGAGAAGTTCTGCATCTCGTGGTGAGTTTTGATAACTTGAACTTGCATATGCTTTGATGTACATTTTAACGACTTTTATGGCGACTGGGAGTTCTAACTGTAAGTATTCGTCACCTGTGAGAGGTGAACCTGTAAATGAAGAACTGGAGGTCCATGATGTTACGTCGCTACTGTCGAATGCCTGCCAAGCTTCGCGTATGTTATAACTACTGGCAGTCGCTGTATACCCATCTATGGTCGAACTACTGGTTATAGGGATTTCCGGATACTTCACGAGTGGCCTATCATGCTTGGGCAATTCCATGACGACGTCGTCCCCGGCGAAGAATTCGCTCCCCTTCGCCATCCCGAGGGAGCCGGCCACCTGCAACTTCGCACTCGTGGGGGCGGCACCCACACCCGTGGCGGCTTCGAAGAATCGAAGGTTCGATACCCCACAATAACCGGCTGTATTGCCCGGGTGAATTTTTGTCACGACGAGTCTGTAGTACGTGTACGGTGTCGAATTCTCGACGTCGACGCGGTGCCAATCGTGTGGTCCAAGTTTCGGAAGATCACTGAACGATTGAATTCGGGTCCAATCGACGCCGTCGTTCGAGGCGTACAGGTACCCCTCCTTTGGCGTTTCTTGTGGGATGATGGTTGAATACCCCTCGCTCTCTCTCCGGTCGAAATCAAAGTGGGACACGGCGAACGCCTGGGGACTTTGTAATTGAATCCAGTGACACGACAGACTATCGAAAGTGACGGCGTTGGAAGAATCCACCGTACCGTCGGTGGCGTCGAACGTTTGGGGTCCCGTGACCCACGCGTAAGCCGTTCCGGCACCGAAGGTCGTTTGGTCATCGAATGCACGAAACGCTAAATAATTTGTACTGCCGGGATACTCACTCGACGCACTCGCCACGTACCCCTCGGACTCGTTCGCCTTGAGTGGCTTCCGCGGCCACTTGATGTACCCCGTTTGAAGCGTTTCACTGGAGAGGTCCCCGGAGATGTGGACGTTCTCGAACTTGGTCACGTCCTTCTCGGCGAAGAGGCGCCATTCTCTAATACCCAAGACGGTATCACCAATCGCCTTTTTCGTCACACACATTCTATAGTACTGATACGGGGTTGTCGCGTTCACATCCAACCGCTTCCAAGTTGACGCTGAATACGTTTGTCCAGTGAACTCATTGAGTTTATACCAGTTTTCACCGTCATTTGAACCCAAAATCACACTATCTACGGGTGACCTATTTACATTAGTCGGATACACATTCGAATGAGAAAGTGTAATTGGATACGGTGTTTTAATTTGAACCCAATGTCCATTGTATCTAGTCCCACCAACATCCGTCGTCGTGACATCAGACGTAAATGCTCCGGTACTAGAATCGTAGCCACCGTTCGTGGCCCAGTCAGTACTTGTTTCATAATCAAAAATTTTCCATCCGTATAAAGTTGTACCACTAAAAACACTGCTCTCACTCGCCTCGTACGTGCCGTGACCCTCCACGTAGGTGTGGTACCCAGTCATAGGCGCCACTGGATGTTCGGTGAACCCAGTCTCGAGGCCGGACGCCCCCGTCATGTTCACTTTGCCGGCGTCGACGGTGAAGGTTTCGGTGAAGAGGCGCAACTCCCCAATATGACATCTGTTAAAGTTTGCTCCAGATGTAATTTTTTCTACAACAATCGCGTAAAACTTGTACGATGCACTCGCATTCACAACAAATGTAAGTGCGTGGTCGCTGGCCTCCGGTGTACTAACACCGGTTGTTGTATTCAGAGTTTGCCAATTCGTGTCGTCATTTGAAGCTACAATTTTAAAATCAACTGGGAACTGTCTGCGCTGTCCCAAAACTGTATTATTTATATTATGTCTCAGTGTAAAGTGACGAAGTGTCGTCTTGTATGGCATCTCCAATTTGACCCATTCACCAGAAACACCCCCGAGCGATTCTGAACCTGCGTATGTTCCGTCTAGATTAAATGTATCTGTGAGGGAAATCCAAGTGTCCGTATCGTTTTTTGAAAAAATATTGTAATCATAATTTGAGCCGACCATACTCGAACTCGTCACCTTGTACCTCCCATGTCCATCGACGACCGTGGAGTCTCCCGTGAGCGCCGCCGGTGGTTGTTCGGAGACGATGGCCAACTTGTTGGAAACCAACCCGTTGGAATCCAAAAGTTGTCCCGTCGCGGTATCGTACGTCACCAAGTTCGACGCGACGGTCGCCAAGGGCAGAGTCGCGCTCAAAACGCCCACATTCGCGGTCCCGTGGACGTCGAGT